TGAAATTCGTTCCTTGCTTGCTATTGCAGATCGGACTGGAGATGTCATGGAAATGGAGGGGTTGGATTGATGTCCTTCCTGCTTACATCTTTGCTCTTGCTCTTCGAGGGTATCAAAATAACTCCTTACTATGTCGTTATGGTGATACACGGTCACGGTAACATGGAAAAAAGGGCTTGTATATAGAATGGCGCGAATAACAAGATTATGTTAAATAGGAATCGATGAAGCGAATGGTATACTTACAGGATGAGCAAAAAACATTATGTACCATCATCAAAACGTAAAGAGTTCGATGAGTCGAAAGTCATCAAACTCAGACCCTACAAGGACTTCAAGTGGACTGGTAAAGGGTTCGATGAAGGTGCTGCTGTTCTTGGTGGAAGAAAACGTGACGGGAGACGTTAGTGGCTATATTTGATTTCAAATGCCCTGAGTGCGGTGACGTTCTTGAAGATGTCATGCTGAGTTGTATGCACGAGGACGATGAGCATCCTGCCTGCTATACGTGCGGTGAGTTCATGAATCACTACATTACCAAAGCACCTTGGGGATATGTCACAGATACAGAGTTCCCTGTGCCGTTCAAGGCCGGAGCGAAGGGTGAGATCATCACGGGCGCAAAGCAGCGCAGAGAATTCATGGCACGTAACGACCTGTTGGATGCAAATGAGGTCATGACCCCACCAACAAAAAACGAAGAAGCAATCGCGCACAAGAAGATTTCCAAATCTATCGCTGACATTACTCCTACTGCAAAACAGAAAGAGGAATTGAAGAGCGTTGGAATTGGTGACATAGTAAACTAATGGCAACTGGAGCAAATAATGCCTGAAGAAAAAGTAAAACATATGGAAGACATCCTTTCAGATCAGTTCGATAAACTGTCTGAAGATGCTGCGCCTGAAAAAGAGGAGATAGAAAGTGTCGAGGAAGTGGAGGTTCAGGCGGAAGCTGTTGAGGAAGTTACTGAAACAGATGAAGCCGAAGAAGTCGAGGCGCAGAGCAGTGAGGACAAATCAGAGGTAGAACAGGAAGCTGACGACACCCCAGAACCTGAATACTCAGAACCTGCACCGGAGCGTTGGACTCCAGAGATGAAGGCAACGTATGACGAGTTGCCACCCAAAGCACGGCAGATGATGGTAGAAAACGTCTTCAAGCCGATGCAACGACAGTACACCGAATCAACAACGACTCTCTCAAAAATGAAAGAGAAGGTCGCACCATTGCTCCAGATCATGGATGACTATGGTTCAGATTTCGAAAGGGCAGGGGCAAACCCTGTTGACGCTATCCGAAAACAAGCTGCATGGGCGCAACACTTCTTGAAGGTGGGTGTCGAGCAGGGCGTAATGGATATGCAAAAAGAATTTGGCGTAGGTGCAAAGACTGGGCAAGTTCAGGAAGAATACCTGACCCCCACTGAACGCGCACTGAAAGCCGAAGTAGGAGACTTACGAACGATCCTCACAGAGCAGCAGCAAAATGCCCAACAGGGTGAAGAGCAACAGCTTGAAGAGCAACGTCAATCGTATGTCCAAAAAGTTCATGGCGAACTCAGATCGTTCATAGACGAACAGAAAGACGGAAAACCTCTTCACCCCCACGTTGAAGCAGTTGCTCCGCAGATAGCCGGAATTATCCGTGGTGGATTGGTAACGCAGAGTGACGAGTATGGTCAACCTGTCCCAATAAAAGCACAGATTGCTCAGGCATATCGGATGGCTTGTAGTATGAATCCGAAGTTTCGATCTGCAGGAATGACAAGCAAAGACAAGAGGCAAGTTGAGAAGGTCAAAGCTGCTCAGGATGTTAATGTCGTGACAACAATGCCCTCTGGCAAACCATCGAATGTACCTCATCTATCCGTATCTGATGCGGTTGAGGCTACATATGCGAAGTTAGCCGGAGGATCAAATTAACTCAAAAAGGAAACCATAACTAATGGCAACTGTAAACCTTACTGAGTTGGTGGCAACCACCCTGATGAATCAGGAAATGCCTGTAGCGGATAACGTCACCAACCACAATGCACTCCTGAGAACTCTCGAAGACACTGGCAATATTAAAAATGCAGGTGGTGGTCGTGAACTCACGGAGAACCTGCTCTACAACGAACTGGCAACGAAGTTCTATGATGGCTTCGAAACCTTCTCTGTCGATACTTCTCAGGAAGTATGTGATGCTGCTGTTTACCAGTGGAAACAACTTGGTGGTTTTGCGTTCATCTCTGGACGTGAGAAGATCATGAACCGCGAGAAGTGGCAGGTTACGTCACTCGCTGAAGCACGTATCGATGCCCTTATTGCCGGACTTCGGAACAAGACTGGTTTGTCTTTGTATTCCAATGGTTCTGGTGAAGGTGGCAAAGAGTTTGGTGGACTGCGCCTTCTGGTTGCAGATGATCCTTCCACTGGTGTTGTTGGTGGAATCGATGCTGCTGTTCAGACTTGGTGGCAGAACCAGACAGACGTGGCAACCACTGCCATTACTGCTGCAACGATCCAGAGTCGTATGAATGCGATGTCTCTGGCTACAACTCGTGGCACTGATCAGACGAACCTGATGGTCGCAAACGGTAACTACTTCACCGCATACTGGGAAAGCCTGCAGGAAAATGCACGGTTCACCAATGCGAAGATGGCAGATGCCGGATTCCGTACCTTGGAGTTCCTCGGCAAGCCTGTTGTGTATGATGCACAGTGCGCTACCGATCTGACCACTGCGGGTGAAGGACGTATGTATTTCTTGAATACAGACTTCCTGCGCTTCCGTAAAGCACCAGAGCGTTGGTTCACCACTGAGGATTATCGTAAGATCGAGAATGCCGATTACGATGTGATCCCCAACTGGACGATGGGTAACCTGACAACGAATGCACGTTTCTTACAGGGTGTACTTGTATCTGATGTTGCGTAAGTCTTGATGGTAGAATGGTGGGGGAGTAAATCCCCCCACTATTTACGGAGAACTTGATGGCAGGCGAACTATCTCAACACGAACTTGAAGAACTGGTTGTTGGTAAAGCACAAAAACCAACCGTAGTCTTCTATGATAAAGCCAGACTGAATGTATCAGAGTCGAAGAAAGCAGGAAGGCGCATTTATTCGACATTTACCTATATCAACGAAAGACAGGTAGGTGTAACTGATTGGGTCGCTGAGAAAGCACAACCTCACCACATCAAGAATTATCCTCGGGAATACAAACTGTATCTTGAGGGTCAGAAAGAAACCTCACCAAGTGTTGGTATCATTCCGAACATATCACCTGCCGAACTGCAGGAGTTGATCGACATGAGGCTTGGAACGATTGAGCGTCTGGCAGAGGTAACCATAGTTCCAGTACACTTGAACAAAGTGTGGGAAATGGCAAAAACATTACAATCTGTATTAATGGAGCAGCAAGATGGCAACGAAGAAATCAAACACGAAGAAAGTATCCAAACCGAAAATGTGCTTGCGGAGCGTGGACGGATCGACAGCGATGATGTCGGACAATGCATCGTTCCCCCCAGTCTCGGACGCGAAGAAAGAGAAGTTGCCGAAGGGTTACCAACGGGTGGACGACTCAACGGTCATCAACCAAAAGTAAGCGACAACTGGAGCATCAGCTTCGAGTAGAGAGGTAATCATGTCACTGGCACTCAAGAGTATTCTGAATAACGTACTGACTCAGTCAGGGTTTCTTGAGAGGGATTCATTCACAGGTTCGAGTGATCCCGATGACAAACAGATGATTGCCATTGCGAATCGTGTGGCTTATGAAATCTTCAATTTCTATGATTGGAGTGAGTTACGCGAAGTAGGTGTGATCAATCTTATCGAGGGTCAGAATATATACGACCTGCCGAGTGACTACCAGAGTTACGTCCCTGATTCAGCATGGGAGACTGACGGTTCAAGAAAGGTTGATGTGCCTGTCAGTGAGCAGGAGTGGTATCAGTACAAGTTCAGTTCACTGACCTCTGGCGGAACGATCCGTGCGAGATTCTACGGTAATACCATCGAGGTCATTGAGCCATTCGGTGGTGGTGGATTCTCATACGAATACGTTACCAAGTATCCAATCCGCAGTGAATACGATATAGGAATCGAAGAGGCACTGGAAGGTGAGTGGTCTATCCCGCCTGCACTTCCTGCAAACGTACTCGGTTCGTTCTGGGATGAAGATTACTGGTCAAGCGAGGGTGTGAAGAAGGAGTTCTTTACTGCAGACTCAGATACGTGGTTACTCGATGACCAACTGCTGATCCTCGGGATTCAGGCACACTGGCAGCAGACCAAGCAGATGCCCTCATACATGGAGCATATGGCTAACTATATGGTCAAGATGAATGAGGCCATTGGTCGTTCCAATGCAGGCCAGACCATCGGTGGTGTCAGGCGTGGTATCAGACGTGATCCATACACCAAGCTGTGGGTCAGTTAATGAAGTCGAATGCAGTATCAGTTGACGCTCCAATCGGTGGTTGGAACGCTTTTGATAGCCTCGACAATATGCCACCAGACTGTGCGGTCATTCTGGATAACCTCATCCCAAGTGCGGGTACGGTTGATACCAGAAAAGGCACGTTCCAATATGCCGACACAGGAACTGGTCTACCCGTAGAGACTGTCGCCTCACTGAACACCAATCTCGAAACCAAACTTGTTGTAGCCTCCGGTGGTGGCATCTGGGATATGACATACGCAGAAGACCTTGGTGGTACATGGTCTGTTAATCCTGCAATACCCCCACAAGATGAGGGATCATTCTGGGACGAAAAGTTATGGAATAATATCGTTCTTCTGCATCCTGCAGGCACATTCCAGAATGACAGGTGGCAGACCATCAACTTCAGGGGTCTGGCAGAAGAGGGTGTGCTGATCATGTGCAATGGTCAAGACCAAGCACAGAAGTATGCTACCCCGTACACAACCACGGTAGATATACCGTTCACTGAGGAAGACCCAAACGATCCAGATGTTCAGATTCCACTGGATGGTGACTTCATTGGCGTAGAGGTGTTCAAGGGAAGGGCATACTACTGGCGAGATGATGACGATGGGTTCTGGTACGCGCAGGCCGGATCGTATCAGGGTGAGTTACAGTATTTCCCAATGGGTTCGGTGGTACAACGTGGCGGGAAGATCGTCATGATGACCACTTGGACGCAGCAAGACTCTGGTGATGGCAAGGATGACTTTCTGGTTATCGTGTTCTCAACGGGTGAGATCATCATCTATCAGGGTGACGATCCAGAGACTATCGGATTCTTTGAGATGGTTGGCAGGTACATTACCGCAGAACCACTCTCAATACGTGGCAGAGACAAGTACGGTTCTGACATTATTATCATGACGAGGGATGGCTACATTGCTCTGAGTACGATCGTACAGCAGGGTAGGATCAGCGATGTGCCTGCATTCTCACGGTTGATCACTGACGCTATCAAGTTGAGAACACAGGATAGCACTCGGACGTATGGGTGGCAGGCAACTCTATTCGCAAGAGAGGGTCTGTTCCTGTTCAACGTGCCAATTACACCTGTCAAATTTGAGCAGCACGTTCTGAATACTGTCACGCAGAGGTGGTGTCGATTTACCGACCTCGATGTCAACTGCATGACGGTACACGACAAACGCCTATACGGTGGCACAAATGATGGTCGTGTCATCAGGATGATGGAAGGAACGAATGACGAGGATAGGCCGATAAACTTTACGGCACTGCCTGCGTTCAATTACTACGGTGAATCAGGGTTACACAAGCAAGTATCTGCTGCACAGATAATCTCAACGCATTCATTCCCAGAGCAAATCAACCTGAGAGGATATGCAGACTTTAATTACCCATACGATCCAGAGGACTTCCCTCCTCCACCATTTGATTTTCAGAATATTGGTACGTGGGATATATCCAACTGGGATGAGGATTACTGGGCGCAGATACAGACCCCGTTTACCACCAAAGGTTGGCAGAATGTCTCGGCATTCGGATACGCAGTATCAGTTATGGTAAGATTCTCAAAGAAGAACGAAGGAGTCCGTTGGAGGTCAACGGGCATTAGATTCAATATAGCAGGAGCGCAATAAAATGCCTTGGCAAAATGACGGTAACTTTCTACGGACGAACAACCAGTTCACGGGCGCGACTGTTTGGGCGCAAGATCAACAGGCAAGTATCAAAATTATTGCCTCCCGACACGATTTTCATGATGAGGATATTGCAGGTGGCATTGAAAACTGCCTGAATCTCGATGGTTACAACACCATGCGTCAAGACCTTGATATGGGTGGCAACACGATTATCAATCTTGAGGGTGGCACTCTTGCAACTTCGGGTCAGTGGACTCCGCAACTGGTCAATCCAGTGACTGGTGCGAACAACTCCACGATGGCAGCATCACCCGATAATTTCGGTTACTACACCCGATCAGGCAGGTTGGTAAATATCTTTGCCCGTGTTGAGTGGACTGCAACGAGTCAACAAGACAACATTGGTATCGCAGTCAAAGGATTCCCATTCACGATCTCTCCCGCAATTGCAGGAGCATCTCTTGGTGCTTATGCTTCCAACTTCCTTTCAGGTGCAGGTATGCTTTGTTCTGGTATCGGAATAGAGAACCCACCCGCATCTGATGAATACAATCCAGAAGCAGTTGTACAGGGTATTGTTCCTATTGCAGGTGGGGTGAATTACGATCCACTGAATCCCGCAAATGTTACTTCTGCTACCTTCCTGCATCTCAGAAGCTATTTCGGAACAAACAATATAGCCTTGAATGGTTACGGTGATATTCAGTATCCGTGGATGTACGATGCCTTGCAGACTTCTGGTGTCTTCGGGTTCAACATGACATATCTTACAGACGATCCATTATAAGCCCGACAATAATACCAACTACAAAGGGCAATGAGGCAACATGGCAGATGACTGCAAGTATCTTATTGACCGAGCAAACTTACATTATGTAAGAAAACAAGCATCGGAATTCCTTTGTGATCTGGATAGTCGTCTCAACATAATTGAGGCAGGTGGTGGTGGCATTGTTGCCGACTACCTCTGGACGAACGATCTGTTTGGCGCACCAGTCTCTGGTCATATCGGTGTCAATAATAATGACTTCGAACTGGTCAGAGAGATCAGGATCAGCTACTTCACCAAGCATGGTAGTGACATCAGTCCTATCATCGCTGCTCTTGCGGTTGGCACAGGCATTGCCATTATCGGGCAAGAACCTCCAAACTCCACTGCAATATACACAACAACAGCGATACCTGTTCGCTTCTTTGCGGAGGAATACTTCACGATTGCCGTAGTTCCAACACAGTATCTCAATCAGGATATACCAAGCATTCAAGAAGCACCCGTTCAGGTCAGATTCCTTCCGAACACTGGCGCGATCTACCATGACGATCTGTTGGATGTCACACCTGATCAGCACCACCCACAGCTACATGATATCGAGAGCCATACCGATGTCGATACAACCACAGACGAGTTAAAAGAGGGTCAGGGGTTATGGTGGGATGCCGATACTGGGATGTGGAGGAATCGTGCTGCTGCTGCTGAATCGTGGCCTACTGGTCTGATCAGTGGTGGCGAGATAAATATAGGCAGTCCCTCCACGGATGCTACGTGGGCATTGGATCAGGCCGATCCAGAGGGTTCGTTGTGGGATGATCAGTTCTGGTCTATTTCAAGTACAGCTGACGAGGTTGAGATCGTTGCGGGTCTTGGTATTGCAGTTGATAGTTACACAGACCCATCAGACCCCCCTGTTCTTATTGGTATCCAGTGGGGTCAGATCAACGAACCGATCACAGCAGAACCACCCGTGGCAGGTAGCATAGTCTGGTACTCAATGGCATCCACAGGTGTACCCGCAGTTCCGCCTCAACGTGGTGGCGTATCTGTATTTGTAGGTGAACTGAAGCAGTATTCACAAGCACCGACCCCCTCTCTTGGAAGGTTGGAAGTCTTTCTTGGTGTCACAATACACAACGGCACGGTATGGGAAGATGTATCTAACCCGAAGGTCATCAATCAGGCAGCAGAAACACTGCGCGAGATAGCAGTCTCTGTACTCTCACCGACCACCATCATCAGTGGTGGAGCGACACGTGAGATAGCATCATTTCAGCTTGAGATAGATGAAGGGGTTATCTGGGAGAACAACCGGAACTGGCACAACGACAAGTCCGATCCGAATAGAGAGGCACTACCTTTCAGCAGTCCTATCCTGTTCAAGTACACCAACCGTGACTTCACAGATGTTGGCGCACTTGGCAGCATAATTGACGCATCCATGTACGACAACGCAGGCACAGTTGAATCCATTAGTGGTGCTGCAACGACCTCAACGATCCAACGTCTGTATCTGGATCAGGCGAACAACTACTGGATGCTCTGGGGTCAGAACACCTACGCAAACTTCTCTGCTGCACTGGCAAGCATCAGTGCCGATGACGCAAACACGGTTGTTCCGTACCTGCTTCAGTCTGCGGTATTGCTTGGTCATGTTGTGGCACGTAGAACTGCTTCGAATTGGGTTGCGGGGCAATCTGTCTGGAGTCCGGTTGGTATTGGTGCGGGAGTTGGTGGTGGTGGAACACCGATCACGGATCACGATCTCCTCAATGGCATCACTGTAGACAATCATCATCAGCAGGCGCACAAGCTATACGGTCTGGATGCAGACCCTATCACCCCGTTCAATCAGCACACAGATGTCAACATCACAAACCCGATGGAGGATGCACAGTTACTCCAATGGAATATTGATGAGTTCATCCCAGACTGGCGCAACAAGTACCTGAAGACCTACGTGGGTGGGGTTATCTATCCGCCTGAGACGTGGACGAACAACAGCACCTACATTGCCGTGGCTAACGTGGCAACTGAGGAGTACCCGTTCCCGACAGAGGTTGGTGGTGTTGTACCGATATACCCACCAGACCCACCATTCGCCACGTTCCAGAACTCATCACAGGTCAGGTCTGGTTATTACGTCACCTTCACAGAGTCCGGTGAGGTTCGTGCGCTGCAGGTGTGGATACCAGAGGTCACGGTTGACACGCACTACACGATAGTTTCCATCGAAGACCCGAACGGTGCTACACCGCAGTCCTCACGACTGCCACTGGAGAACACTGATCTGACAGCAGGTGAGTGGAACACGATTGGGATTGGTAGTAAATTATTTGCTGCGGGTGCTGAGATTCTTCTGTATCTGGAGTCGGATAACTACGGCAGCACGTCACAGGTGACGGGTGGTTGGATTTCAGAAGGCGCACAGAATGTTGGCGCACCACCGGCACAGAACTGGAATCACAATAACGCGAACACGATTCTGAGGATCGACAAGACCGATCTGAATGCCACTGACCGTAGCGCAGAGTTACTGGGTATTATTGCAGGTTCAACGGTACAGTTTGTTGAGACTGCAATACCGACCAACCTCAGAACGTACACGGTGCTTGCTCCACCAGTAGATCAGATTACATATGTAGAGTATTCCGTCTCACTGAGCGCATCGACAGGACTCATCCCTGACGATGAGGTCACAACGATGACCGCAGAGATTCCTGTCTCTCAGCCAACCAAGTTCGTGTTTGAGGCAGACAAGTTCCTGACCAATCCTGTCTTTGCTGCCATCGACTCGTTCCTTCAGTACGATGGTGTGACTCAGGCAGTCGATCCGAACAATGGTTACGGTATCAACTTCAACTTCCAACAGTTGGCACAGTCACCAGACTGGGACTTGATCCTTCTGGGTGGTAGTGGAGGTGGTAGCGGAGACTTCACACCTGACGTGTTTGAGGGTGCAGGTACATCTGGCTACGTTCCTGATCCTGTAACAGAAGAGAAAAAGCACCTGTCAGACGATGGTACGTGGAAATTTACTAACTACCCAGACATCCTGAATCCTCCGTTCTTCTATCCAACGACACCAATACGACAACACCTGTCAGATGACGGTACGTTCAAGTTTACCGACTACCCAGACATCCTGAACCTCCCGTTCATCATTCCAGAAGCACCTGTGGATTCGGTGACGTATGGAAGATTGAATGGCACATGGGAAAAGGTCTACTCGCAGACTGAGTCCAATGACCTTGCCAGATGGGAGATAAAGCAGGATGACTACACTGCGGTATGGGATGAGAAGTTACGCTTCGACTCTCCGCCAAACTTCTGCCAACTCCCTCCGCCAGATCAGAATATAACTGGCACTGAGACAGTATCCGACATCCTCATATGGAATGACGGTGCTACATCTGACCTGATTATTGAAGTCAGACCCGCAGCAGGGACTTACTTCTCACTGGATGGTGTGGATAAACCGATAGACGAACCACTCAACCTGCTTCCGTCTGAGATGGTCAGGGTATCAACCAGAATACTGAACACAAGCTACGGTGTGGCAATCGAGGCAGCAGCACGTTTCGATGGTGCGGGAACATTCGGTTTCGTTTCAAATCCTGATGGTCTGGAGCAGGGCAGATACCTGTCAGACGATGGTACGTGGCAGAACCTGACGGTGATACCTGCGGGTGGCATCCGGTTTGAGTTCACATACAGCACGGATAATACCGTGACCGATCCGACTGCAGGTTTCGCAAAGATAAACAACACAGACGCAGCACTGGCGACCATTGCCTCGATCAGTGACGAGACAGTCAACGGAAACACCATCAGGGTGTGGGCATCACAACTGGCAGCGGGAGACTTCCTCGGTTTTGTGGATGAGAGTGACGGGTTCAGCTACTACTACACGGTAGATTCCGCAGCAGTTGATCACACAACGTGGTGGGAAGTTCCGATCACCATATACCTCAGTGATCCACTGGAAGTCATCCCTGACCTCGCTCCGATCTTCTTTGCCATGATAGGCAATCCAAAGAGCAGGATGCCTACGGGTGGTCTGGAGAATGAGGTACTGTCGAAATCTTCTTCCGTGGACTACGCGACCTACTGGCAGGATATCTCATCCTTCATCAATGATGATGACCTCCCTGCTGACGGTTGGACGTATGGCAGGTACTGGGACGGTGTGAAGTTTGACTGGAACACGGGTCACTCCAATCCGGTTACATTCGCTGCCACTGCCAATTTCGGTATCGGTACGACTGTTCCAAGAGCATTACTCCACGTTTCAGAGACCGACCTTGGTCTCGGTACGGGGGGCAGTGCGGATATAGCATCATTCGAAGGGAAGGCAGCGACCAATGCCTATGTGGGGGTGTTCGGTGATGTCGGTAAGAAGATTGGGTTTCGGTTGGGTACTCCCGTCAATCAAGTGCTTATGCAGCTTGCCTACAGTGACGCAGACTATAGTTTGACATTTAATGTATCCGCAGATGGAACTGCAAGTGCGAATGAAAAAATGCGGATTGAGGGATCGACAGGCAATGTCGGTATTGGTACTACTGCTCCTGTTCAGAGACTCCATGTTGCAGGTACAACAAATTCTGGATTCCAGATGACCTACGATGGTAGTGGTCATACTGTGAATGATGGGTTTTCGATAACTCAGGGTGCTGCTGCGGCATACCTGTGGAATTATGAACTATCTGCGATGGTGTTCGCTACTGACAATACCGAACGTATGCGCATCGACTCCGCAGGCAATGTCGGTATAGGTACTACGAGTCCTGCAGGCCTCCTGCACGTATCTGACGGAGATTCTGGAGTTCCACCGAATGCGAACGCGGGAATCTCTATTGAAAGCGGTACGGGTACGAACATCCAGTTTATGAGTCCGGCTGATAATACACAGAGCATCCTTTTTGGGACTCCGACTGCCAACAACCGTGGGCGTATCCGGTATCACACAACCGATGAGTATATGTCGTTCAACACGGCGCAAGCAGAAAGAATGCGCATCGACAACGCAGGCAATGTCGGTATTGGTACTACGAGTCCTGAAGTGAAACTTGATGTAGTCGGTTCTGGGTTGGTAAGAGCGTGGACTCCTGTGGGTTCAACGGTAGGGCTATTTGACAACAGCGGGTTTGGCAACGCATCCGTATCAATCATATCAGCGTCAACGCATCAATCGACACTTTCATTCGGTGATGAAGTAGGGCAACAGAGAGGGCGGATACGTTACAACATGACTGACGACAGGATGGAGTTCTTGGTCAGTACAACTAATATTGCTGCTGTTATCGACTCCGCAGGCAGGGTCGGTATTGCTACGTCTTCTCCAAACGCAAAACTGGATGTAGATGATACAGGAGGATTTGCGTTTCAGGGGTATGGGGCAATTCAGTCAAGACCCGCATACGCAGGTGGTAAGTTCTATAGTGCGTTCAGGGCAGTACCCTCTGAGGCAGCCTCTGCTGCGGTTACGAATAGTGGCCTGTTCATGGGCGCGTTGAGTACGAATAACCAGTTAATAAACTTCAGCAACATCTACCGGAGTGCAGGGTTACACAGACCCGCAGCCACAACCGCAGCAAGTATCGGATATGTATCTGGCGCTATCACCTTCTTGACAGATAGTGGATTGACAGCAGACGTAGATTACACACCGACTGAACGTATGCGTATCGACAATGCAGGTGCGGTGAAGGTTGGTTCACCATCAGGCGCAACCGGAGCAGGTTCTGTCAACGTATCCGATGGCTACTACGTCAACGGTGTGCCGATTGGTGGCCTCACGCAGACCGAAGGTTCATGGACTCCGACCATCGCCAACAAGGATGTTGGTGGCGTGTCAGGCACGATCAACTACTTTGAGCAGGGTGGGAAGTGGACTCGCATCGGTAATCTGGTAACGGTTTCATTCTGGGTCAGGTTCGGATCGACATCCACATCCTCATCAACTGCCTTCGCAATTGATGGTCTGCCGTTCAAATCGCAGAACTTTCAACCAGAGAGTGGGCATGAGTACACTGGTTCTATATCCCGATACCTGCAAGCAAGCATCCAGACGAATGGTCAGTACCAACTGGCAACTGTTCAGAATACAACCAAACTTGCGATCTCCGTGTGGTTTCCTCGAAATATCTCAACGGTAATCAACTACGACAACTTCCAGAACATATCCACTGGTACGATAACGATATGTGGCTCGATCACTTATAAGACAGATGACGCATAGGAATAATTATGGCAACACCGATACCCCCAACACACGCAATTGATGAGGTGATCCTATTCAGGATAAACCTGCTGTACAATCCTGAGTGGGATGGTGCTGCTTGGGTTCTTGATCCAAACACTATAACACTGGACTGCATCGGCAATACCGGAAGCGTGGGTGCGTTGGTCACAGGATCAAACATTCAGCTTACTGCAGCAGACCTTCCGCCTGCGGGTCAGGCAGCACTGCAAGACCTGTACGGATATGTCGAGCAGTTAATGGCAGACCAATACATACCATAGGAGAGTAACTTTGAAGAAGTTTATGAACCATGTTTTATTCGTAATCGTAATGGCAGTTTTACTGTCACTCACGATCAACACGGCACAGGCACTCGACAACTGCATGACGGGATCGTGGTACGACCCAGAGCGTGACGGTGAGGGTATCAACATCGAGTCGGATGGTGACGTGACCATTGCTTACTTCTACACCTTCAACCGCAGCGACAAGAGTGTCTGGTACACGATGATTGGTGGAACGTATCTCGCAATGTATGACACGTTCAAGGTGGATGACGAGTTCAAGGACTTCAGAACTGAAACGAAACTGGTAGGTACGGCAAGCCTCGAACCACTTGGTTTCAATAACATCTACTTCCAATATGAATTCGATCTGGAGTACAGGAACGGGGTGAAATATTACTGCGTTGGTGAGGTCTGTAAGGGAAGTTACCTGTACCGAAGACTCACGCAGCCGATACCCTGCGGTAAGTGAATAGTGCATCCATCCTCACACTCCTCATGGCTTGCGCCCTGCTGTGCGGGGGTGGGTGTGCTTCTCAGTCGGTCGGTGCGAAGGTGCTGATCTCTGAGGGGTGTATCGTTATCATTGAGGGCGTATCAACCAGACAGGCAGATGATATTCTGAGGACGTGGGACGTAGACCCCAACTGTCAGGTAGAGATCAACTCAACAACAGGAGAAGACGATGCCAACATTGAATGAAGCAAAATACGCAGCATTACTGAACTCAACAGGTGCTACAGTGCCTGTTACGATCAACGAACTTGAGATTCTGTGGCTTGAGAGTAAGGGTCGCACAGGAACACTGAACGAGATGTGGATACAGCAGTTCGCAGCAGCAGGGTTCACTGGCACATGGAATGATGCTGCTTCAGGTTGGCTTGCTGCCTTCGGGTATCTGGGTACGCTCAACGAGAGGTGGTATCAGTTCTGGTTAGACGGTGGGACGGTCAACCCGAATCTTGTTGTCAACGGTGACTTCGCAACTGACACTGACTGGGCAAAAGGTTTGGGGTGGACTATCAGTGATGGAAAGGCTTGCTGCTCAGGTGTTCAGGTAAGTGATTCTGATCTGGCGCAGAGTACGACACTGGAGATTGGTAAGACTTACAGACTGCGGTATACGGTCAGTAATTACGTGGCAGGACTCATAAGACCCACTGTTGGTGGGGATGTGGGGATTGGAACAGCAGGTAACGGTCCTATAGTGGAAGAGTTTACTGCTATTGCTACAGGCAGTCTCATCCTGAAGGCAGATGTAAACTACATTGGTTGCGTAGACAACGTATCACTCAGAGAGGTATAAAAAAGGGGCAGGTGTTCGCGTCCTGCCCCTCTCCTCGTTCCACGGTAGGATGATATGACTACCGTGTCAGATTGGTTATGACTCAGCCGATTCCAATTCCTTCAGCAGTTCGGTTGCTACTTTCAGCTTACCCACGCGCTCAACAACGTCAGTTGCCAAATCGGGTATGGAATTATGCAGCAGGGTTAACATGGGTGTAAGAAACCCACCGTATTCCAACTGATTATGAAACCCGCTCGGGATATCCGTGTGTCCAATGTCTGACTTCGCTGCAACACAGGCCAGTACCTCGTCACCGTCCTCATCCACTTTTCCAGAGTCACTGAGCAGGATGACGATGTAGCCATGCCTTTTGGTCAGATCGATCTCTGGATTATCCTTTGCGAAGAACTCATCGAGTTGTGGATTCAACACTTCAAGATTCTTGTTCGTTCGTTCGTTTGCTTCTTGTGCTGTCTTTTTCATATGTTCCTCCTCAGAACGGTATATCGTCATCATCACCAACCGCACCAGAAGGCGCAGAAGCGGGTTTCGGTGCTGACCCCTGACTCTGGTGTTGGTTATCCTCTTCGAATACCGCAAACCATCCGTCACCACCCAGTGGCACTGCGTCCAGTTTTATTCTGAACCCCTTGTCAGTCTCCATCAGGACTCCACACTTTGTCCATGAGGTTTTTTCAGCACCCTCTTTGATGTACTTGCCTGTTGCTGCCATGATCTTTCCGATTAACTTTGCCATCATTCTTCTTCCAAGTCAGGTCTGGGCGCATTACCTTCGAGCCATAACAGGACGGCCTCTATACCGTCTGCGTAACTCATTCCGTGGTAGCTTTGTGCTGTACCACCTTGGTATTGCCACAACGCATCAATATCTTCTTTTTTCGGCATAATCATTAGTGTATCTTCCTCTCTTCAATTGCCCGAAGGCGTTTATCCATCTCTTCGATGCAAGCAAACACAACATCGGTAAATAGGACAGGTTCTTCTGCCTTTATTTCCTTTGTCATTTTGTGGTCATCTCCAAGTATTTTGAATACCAGTTCGTTTACCAAGTCGAGATCATCCACAGATGTCTCCAACCATCTCTTCGGCTTTCCTGCGCCTCTCAATGGCCTGATCGTCTTCCCTGATCACCTCACCCACACGGGACGGGGAGATGTCAAAGATGTAAGCGAGGGTAGACTTCTTGATACACGGACAGTCTCTCCACACATACAACAGCTTCTTCTTATTTGGGTCACTAAGTTTATATCTGGGCATTACGCCTCTCCTTCATGTACACCTTCGATTAATTTCACTGCAGCGATAAACTCTGCCTTATACTTTTTAATCCCTTCCTCCATCGTCTTCGTATAATCGTCACGATCTACCCTGAGAATAAGTGGTCGAACGTCAGGATTGTACGAACAAAAATAGCCATACGGGGCGTTGCATAGTGCGATCTGGTAATGTACCTGTGCAATATGATCCTTCGGCATACGCCCTTCCATCAGGTACTGCAGGTGAGTGGATGGTTTCGGACATTTTAATTCCAATGGGACGTTCTTACCTATAATCCCATCCGGTGACGCTCCGACAAGACCATCTTCGTCAGAGACAAATCCTACCTGCTTAACCTCAAGGTCAGTCTCAACCTCGAACCATGCCTGCGCCTGTGCCTCAAGGTTTACACCCCGTTCCATCCAGTACGTTGGCTTGATGAACTCGGGTTCTTGCAACCCCATACGTTCTGCAATGATCCGTGCGATCTCGGCACGGTACTGCGTACTTGCTTTGCCTGTAGGAGTGACCAACTTCTTTGCCATAGAAGCGGTCAGTTTCCCTGCTCGTAGCACATCCCATTCGGGAGTGCGCTGCTCTACATCATGGAAGATAGGACTCATTTCTTCGCTTCCTTCTTCTGACGATCAAGTTTCGCCTGAAGCAGTCCACTGGCAGATGCATAACGTTCATACGGAAGTTCTGCCAGAGTCTCACACTCACACCACACGAGGAATGATTTCTCCTTGGTGTCAGTCTCTTCGATCAGTGCCTGAAGATTCTCCAACTGATCATCGGTGATTGGGTCTTCCAACTTGCCTACAGGGATTGTGTCGTGACCCCAGATGTTCAGACCAAGTCCTGCGAATGCCAGTGCCTTGACGAGTACACGTTGACGGGAATCGTTTACCTCTCGCGCAGTAGGATTGGCGATAGGACTCATCCAATTGTCCATGACTGCTAATCTGGAATAGCATTCCTGCTCATTCTCCATGCCCATAGATCGACTTGACCTGATGCTCACCCATACGCCAACCTCAACGGTGTTGTCTGGATGCCGGATATCTTCCTCGTATGCAAACGTGCTTGCGGGGAACTCGCGCTTCAAGAGCATCCATGCCATGTGCCACGGCAGGTATGAAATCTCGGGACGCTTCTTGGTAGCAGGTAGCTGCTGCGTGTGTTTCGTTACATCGATACGTGACAACGTATCCCATACTGCTTCTGCGAAGGATTCATACACCTTCACTTTCTTCTGTTGAATCTCTTCAACCTCTTCCTTCATTGTCTTGCTCATCTCAATTACCTCTGTGTTTAAAACTTACTTGCGAAAGAACTCAAGCATATCCGCACCGATCTCATCGGCTATCGCTTCGAGCGTATCCATCTTTATGGTTGTCTTGCCATTGACGATGTTCCACACCTGTCGTGGAGATATTGACTCCAACGTTCTCACGTTGTGCTGAATCTCAAACCCATGCTCCTCAATGACGGGTCTGAAGTTTCTCTTCAGTCGTTCTGCGTACATACCTTCCTCCTGTGATTTATAGTATACCACATAGCGCAGTGCTATGCGATGAGTATTAACTCGTCACGTATCAGTATTCGTTGGGTTTCGTGAATGCCCTTCAGCAGTCGGTCAAGTATTACTTCCTGCGGAATAGAGTGCGGAGTACGACCATCAAGTCGGTCATGGCATTGCGAGCAGGCGAAGCATCCCCACCAATCTTCGTCACGCATACCACTCCGTCCAACTGACGGGGCGTGGGCGAAGACTGTTGTTTCTGGTTCGCCATTGCAACCCTGCAGGCGCAAGGTACACGGTTGCATTCGAGCGTGTCGCGTAATTCTGCCCACTCAGGATCGTCCCCGTTTGGACAAGCGTAGAACATCATCTGCCGTTGGTCGGTAGATAAGTCCACCTGCCGTTCCAGATGCGAGGTGTCTGCAGTCATCAATGGTACGAAGAACATAAATATCTACTCCGTTGTTGATTGCGAATCTCTTTTGGTTGTCATTCAGACCACCTTTTCCGTACCAGTTATCGGGGTTCTTGATCTCCGCGAAAACCAGTTCTCCCGCGCATATTAACAGAGTATCTGGTATGTCGTCACCAACCTGTGACAAATCAATCACTTGAACTCCCATACTATTGAGTATGGAAACCAGTTCGTTTTGATTCTTATCCTTACGCTTACCGTACCTTGGTGCTGCCATTATTATTCTCCACTCCACTCATTCGGTGATGGGATGTTGAGGTTCAGTTCACTGCTCCCAAACCATTGCATCCACTCGATGAAGTTCGTCATCTCAAGCGTTGTCATCTGGCTTGTGGTCTTCAGTGGTCGCTGCATCTGCTTGCCCCTGACCTCATAGTCTTGCCAACCCATGAACTCACCGCAGAGATATTCCTTGATCTCGTCCATCGTGTAGCCTGTTTGATCACTGATTATCTTCAGTGGCACGGCATGGATGTATGCGTTCTGGTCGAGGCTGCGCTTCTTCCTGTATTCCTTTATCTCTATTACCCAACTCTTGTTGTAATCAAGATCAAGATCAATGTACTGACGGGCATTTTGCCTGATGACTTTCGCTTGAGGATCATCCTTCCTGCTTATGAACCTCTTCATTTCACCTTCCTCCATATATCTCTGGGAATGCAAACCACTGGCTCAATGTCATCTGGATCATTCCTGTCAGTCCTGCCGTTGATTGTGATTCGTGGTGACTGGAAGTCCCTCATCTCTATAAAGAACGTGCCATCATCAAACTCGAACACAAGGAATGCCCTGATGCCAACACCTACGGCATCCTGCAGGGCATAGAACTTCTGCAGCGACAGGATCAACCACGGGTACTTATCCTTCGGTACTTTCCTGCGCTTCGCCTCGACAAAAGCGTAGACGTGCTTCATGTCCCTGTATGTGAGTGCGTAATCTAATTTGTATTTAATTGGCAACTTGTGGTGGTCAAAGACAAGTGATGAATCCTTGGTCAGTATGTACTCCTTGAAGTCGTTGATGATCTTCTCTTCATTCGCGTTGTCTTGCTTGTTCTCGTACATGGGTCTGCTCATGACTCATCCTTCATCTTGCGGTATCTCTCTACCGCATCTGTTGCGTGGTAGTGTCCAATTTTCTTCGCCCACTGGTAGAATTCTTCGAGTGAATCTATCGGTTCGACATAATGACCCTCAGACCCTGACGTACCTGCCTTCTCAACCATCATCCTTCCTCCCTGTGATCCAACTGCGCTCGACATATTCCTTCACCATCTTGCGGTTGGGTTTGTCTGGTGATCGATACTGATTCCTTACGGGAACGCACAACTGATTGCGTGATGTGCGCTCCTCGATCAAGATGCGGGGTCTGTCATGTCTCATCATTCTCTCCCGTTTGTTAAGGATTTAATCAGCGGTGCAATATGGATGTAAGTTTCAGTGCAGTTTCCATCAACAAAGCCATCACATATTTCATCCAGTTGCGCTTCCAGTTCCAGATTCTTTTCAATTGCTTCGGCTTCATTCAGTTCATGTGTATTGCAGTTGCCCAGACAAGTTTTCAACGCCAGTGTTTTGCGTTCCAGTTGCGCTTCCAGTTCTATAATCTCTTTAAGTTGCGATAGTGCTAAGGTTTCCAATTCTGAAACTGCGCCTTCAACTTTACAGACCATATTGGTAATTGCTATTCGTGCCTGAATCATGACTTCACCTCCCCGCAATACTCACACTGAGGTACTGGGTCAAATTGTGTAGCCACGTACCTATGGTCGCACTTGGACACCTCCCCGATTGCTGCTTTGAGCCTCTCTCGAACATCAGTTAGCAAGTATAGGTTGATGGCTTTTTCGTGGATGGATTCAGTGCGTTTTGCGTATTCATACACCTTACGAACCGCTTCCAGTTGCGCTTGCAGATCGGCATTCTCTCGTTCAAGCTCGTGGTTAATTACTGATGCCCTTACGCTTTCTATGCTATCGCTCATTTCTTATCCTCCTCGATTGCTGCTTTTGCGATATGTAAGGGGCAACTACAACCCGCACCGTGATTGGTGTACTTGAAATATAGTGCAAGTTGCTTACGAACCGTTTCCACGTTCCTGACTGCCACATCTCTCTGAATTTTGAAATCCTCACCTATTGCTTGCTCATGCTGTAGATGTTCAACTTCTAAACGAACCGCTTCCAGTTGCTTCTGAAGATACACATATTTTTCATACGGAACAGAATCATCATTCTCTGGTCGCAGCCTTTCCTGCAAGTCATCCACCATCTTCAGGAGTTCGCCACGGTCTTTATCTGCCTGACATAGGTCTGTATGTGGATACCTGTCGGTTGCTTCTCCGTTACGGTATCTTGGCAACTCATCATGCCGTTCCTGAATCTCTTTCAGGGTCTTCTTCTGGTCAGCAGGTTTAAACCACGGGCAATTATCCAAGTGGTATGTCTTATCATCTTCGGGGCAGATACACCCGTTTAAATTGTTACTCATGTCTCACCCTCCCCGATTGCTGCTCTTAATCTGTCAACAATCTCAGCTTTTGCGTAGCTTACATCTGACATTGTTTTCTCATTCGACTCGTCAATCCCGCCTATGAGCAAACGAACCGCTTCCAGTTGCGTTTCCAGTTCCTCATTTTCTGCTATTAGCCCTTCAACATACGCCACATCATATTCTTGAATACTCATGTCTCACCCTCACCGATTGCTGCTATAGCCCAGTTGACGTATTCATCGTGTTCTTTATGTAACGCTTCCAGTTGCTTCTCCAGTTTCTCAATGCGCTTACCTCGCTTGGCATACAGACTGTAAAGATTCTCCAGTGTCATTTTTCGTAAGAATGATTCTTTGCTCATTTGTCTACATCCATTCTGATTTCTCCTCTGCGTATGCTGCAAGTATCTCGTCAGCATCGATGCCGCTGAACAACTCAATGCTGACCTTTTCGCTTTATAGTCTGCAATTACAATCTGCCACTTTCGGAGTGTTCCCCGTGCCAACTTCAGTTGCGCTTCCAGTTCTTTATAATCATCGTAGGAAACCCATGTACCTGCTTTATGCTCACACATTATTTGATTTGGATTTCCTATCTGTCTTGGTATGTATCTATTTACCATCATCTTCCTCCCCGATTGCTTCAAGTACATCGTAATACCCGTTATCCTCACAGACTACACGCACCGCTTCCAGTTGCTTCACCATCTGACCTACCGGAGAATTGGCACACCTTTTAGCAAATTCCTGAGCATCATCCAGTTGC